GAAGAATTGTGCTGCGAGTCCTGGTCTATCTTTTTTAGTGGTGGAAAAGTCAACACACGCACACCTGGAGTGGAGTGGTTCGATGATTCGGTTCTTGAAGTTGCAAGTGAAGACGAATCGACAGTTGCCACTAAACTCCTCAGTAAATGCCCGTAGTAAGAGTTGTACGTCGTTCGTTGTGTTATCTGCCTCGTCAATGATGATGACTTTGTGTTTAGCAGTTGCTGTAAGCGAGACGGTCGAAGCGAAGTTCTTCGCATTGTTTCGGACAGTATCGAGGAATCTACCCTCGTCGGATCCATTGATGACATAATAGTCTACCCCCAGTTCGTTACAAAGTGCTTTTGCGACAGTAGTCTTGCCGCATCCAGCAGGTCCCGAAAGAAGAAGATTCGGAACCTCTCCTTTATCTAGGAAGTCTTGAAAAGTCTTCTTAGTTTGTTCTGGGAGAATACAATCTTCAATAGTTTTGGGTCGATACTTTTCAACCCAAAGAAATTCATCACGACTCATTAGTTTTCCTCAGTTCAAAAGACCCGTCTTCACGGTTAATCCATTCTAGCATATCTCCCTCCTTCCATCCAGTAGATTCTAATATATCTTCAGGAATGGTAAGGAATCCATCATCATCTACTTCCCTGATCCATGTTGTTTTCATAATCAATAATCAAAATAGTTAATGTTCAATAAAACTCTAACAGATTCATTACTACAAGGTTTTCCAGCATGTAATAAAGAGTTATCAAAAGTTACTAATCGATTTGCAATACTTTTAATACTCTGACCATTCTTGAATACAGTAACTCCATTATTTGTATTCAAATAAAAAATTGAGGTCTTTGCAGTTGGATAAAAACAGTCTCTGTGTAATTTATATTGAGATGGACTTTCTCTCTTTGTGTTTAAGTTTGCTTTTATTTTTATAATCGATACTGCGTTTATTTTAGAAAGTAATGGTTTGATCAACTTAAAAATTTTTTCATTCTTAAGTCCTCCATCAGATATATTCCAAATCATATTTGTAAATTGAAATATATCTGGATTTTCCCTTTCTTCATCAGCACCGCTAACTACTGTATTCTGATAATTCCATTGAAAATTTCTAGACATAAATTCATTTTGAATTCTCAAAAAAGATTCAGAGTCTAGAAAATTATCCTTAACAGATACAATACTTTTTTCTTCTCTAATATCAATCATACTTAGACTCTCTCGTTCTCACATACTTAAGTTCATGCCATTGATAGTTATAGCATACTAGGAGCACATGATGCTTTTTATGCATAGGGACTAGATCATCATGCTTTGGAGTAGTTCCAAGTTCAATGGTGACATATTCATCACCTTTGAAATAAATCCACCCTTCATGATGATTCCACTTCACATAATCGTTGACCTGAGGATTATAAGTCATAGCCAATTCGGTTTTTTGGATTCGTCACGAAGATAATTAGATGCAACCCAAGGTTTGGATGCGATATACATTTTGTAAGCAGTAAAAGTGTCGATGCTTGTGTCAAATTTATACTCATCAGGCATTGCTCTCGCGTAATTTTCTGCTAGAGAATAGCAGGTAATAGACTTACCAGTCTTCTTATGAAAAATTCTCTTTGCCTCAAATAAAGTTTTAGTGCAAGAATGAATTTTTCCATATCGAATCTTATATTCAGCAGATAGGAAGCAACCATGCTGAATTAACCAGGCAAGGTTGTACTTGTTTGCTGCTGCCCACACGGTGCATGGATGGTTCCTGAACGCGCCTTTCTTGGTGTTGTATGGTGTTCCATCCTTTTTGTGTAATTCACCCCAGTCTAGATACCATTTGGAGTAGATAATAGAGATCATCTGACAGCACTCCAGGGGCATTTTGACAATGTGTTTGTCAGGTAAAACCCTGGCAGATATCATTGGGTCTGGTGAGGTAACAAAGATGTTCATAGGATTGTCTTTGGTATAAACCAGTATGGCACAGATTGCCAATACTTGCCTAGAAGATATGCCTGATAAAAATCTGTCACATCCTTCCAAGTATTACGATAATCTTTAGGATAGATCGTAAGACTCATTACAGAAAAAACGACTACATGGAAGAAGTTTCCAGCAGGATGATGCCCTAACTGAAATCCAAGTAGCCGTGCTTCATCATTTACACTAAACCCAAGACCAAAATGAATATGTAATTGATCATGGAGTTTAGTGTCTTCTCCAATTCCAGGAATCCAATTCTCAAGAAACTGGATATATGGATCTGGTTCCATCATCCAAAAGTAGAATCAGGTTCAAGAGCAATGTAGTAGGTAACTCCATTCTCTTTATTAATAAACCGAGAAAGCAGTTTAGATGAAATAACAACATCATACTTTCCAGGAATGATTTTGATATTCTCTACCTTGAAGTTGAAGGTAAAGTTGTTGTCCGTCTCTCCAACAATCTCAGCATAAGAATCTGAAGTGTCATTCTTCTTATCACGAAGAACTAGTTTAACAACACCTGCTTCACCAACTACAGATAGATCATACAGTTGATAGATTGAAGATGCTTTGATTAGTTTTGATAACTGATTGTGATTCAGTTCAAAAGAAACATCTTCAGAAGGAAGAGTTAATTGTTTATCTGGAGGTGTAATGATTACATTCTCGTCAGCAAAGAAATACTTTGAACGAGACTTACCCTCTTTGATTACAACATAACTATCGTTTGTGTAATCAAGTTCTGGATTTTCATGAAGTGCCAAACCATTCAAGAAACGATTTAGATCATAAATTCCAAAGTCTTTAGGGAAGTCTTCTTCAACAGTTGCTTCTGCAAGAATGTTCCTCATCACAGACATTGTACGAATACGACTTCCCTTCTTAATCAGAATTGACTGATTGATTCCAGAGAAGTTTTTTAGAATGTTTAGCGTTTTATCAGAAAGTTTCATAGGGGGTCGAATTTTCATTACAGAGACCAGCGAAATGGTAGAGGAGGATGCAGTAGTGAATTGCTTTTAGAATGTCTTGTTTAGACTTTCCACCTTTCTTACCGAAGCGAGAGAGATACTTGATAGCATTAGATCGACAGAATGGTTCTGCATCACCAATACCTTCAATCAAATCAAGTGTCTGAGTTTTAGATTCCCGTGACGCATAATGGGCATTGTATGTCCCACCAAGATATTCACGAATCTCTTTGAGAATTACATCTTCATGATATTTCCAGAATCCATTCGTATTGTTAGGAGTATCAGGAAGATCTGGAACACTAAAAGAAATAGTATCATCTCCAGATGATCCAGAGACCCCCTTAGGGGGAATCTCTGGAAATGAATCATAATTGATATTCATAGTATAGGAAGAAGAAATCATTGTACAGTTATTATATCAGAAAAGAATAGTAGAGTCAATCACTTAGAGAAATAAATCCAGCACTTTGCTCTTCAGAAGGCATCTGAAAATCTACATCAATCTTATCATAGAGTTCCATGAATGATTGCTTGGTCTCATCATCAAAACGATTTACACATACTTCGATTGCCTTTGCTTTATTGTCAAAGATGCTGTAAGCACGAATAATGTGAACCAAACGGCGAGTGGAGATGATCTCATCTACACCACCATCATAGAAGGTCTTGCGGATGATGTCACCCCAGTCAACCAAACGCTTACAGAAGTCACGATCCTCAACACCAAGATCCAGAGCAATACCCTCAAGAATTTTCTGCTCAACAGAAGGAGAAGGATAAGACTGCTCAAAGGTTACAGGGAACCTCTCTAGGAATGCTTCGTTTAGAACATTAGTGCCAATGAAACGTCCATCATCAGAACCCTTACCTTTGGTGTTTGCAGTAGCAATGACATTGAAACCATCAGCAGGTCGAATGAACTTACCAATCTTCTTCAGAAACACACCCTTCCCTTCAAGGATGGATTGTAGGCAGAGGATTTTGTTTGAAGCCAAGTCAATTTCATCGAGTAGCAGGATTGCTCCTCGCTGGAGTGCTTCAATGACAGGTCCGTTATGCCAAACAGTTGACCCATCGACAAGGCGAAACCCACCAATAAGATCGTCTTCATCAGTTTCAATAGTGATGTTTACACGAATCAGTTCTCGTCCAAGTTGAGCACACGCTTGCTCAACCGAGAACGTTTTGCCGTTACCAGAAAGACCCGTAATGAACGTTGGATAGAATAGACGGGACTGAATAATTTTTTTAACATCAGTGAAGTTACCAAAGCGGACGAAGGTATCATCTTTTTCAGGGATAAGATTTTTGTGTTCCTGATCGGGAACAACTGCAGCAGTCGCTTGATAGTTTTGCTCCATTTGTTCCCGAACGGTAAGATTCCATTTACCGTGACCTACTTTATAGTCAGAGAGTTTTTTAGTAACTGTCTGATAAGTAGATCCATTCATCGCACACCAGGCACGGACTTCAGCAGAAGTAACTTGATTTCCGTATAGAGACTGGAGAGAAGTGCGAATGTAATCAGAGGAAACGGTCATTACGATTGGTTTGTTTGACAAAGTAAGTATAACCCAATATCCAAGTCACTCAGTCCATCAGTAGACAGATCTTCATCTGCCACATCATTCCTCGTCTTCAACCTCAACAGCAGGTTCTTCCTCTACAACTTCAGGTTCTACTTCTGGTTCAGGAGCAGGTGCAGGAGTGGGTTCAGGAGCAGGTGCAGGTGCAGGTGCAGGAGTGGGCTCTGGTGCGGGAGTAGAACCCAGTCCTAATAGTTCAGAAAATCTTCCCATGGTTATTAAAAATTTTTAAGTATTTATCAGACAATCAGTCCAATAAATTCGCTCAGGATTTTCTTGTTCATTTTCTTTTTATTCAAGGATTTTGCAAAAGCACTTTTGATCTGTGACTTGGTTGCATCTTCATTTACATCAAAACTAGTGTCTTGAGATAGAGCTGTTGATGCAATACCAAAATACTTTTGATATCCTGCACTATTGATAGATGCAGTCTTAGTTTTTTTCCAGTTGCGAATCTGATCTTCAACTTCGGAGGGATTACAATACCTGCGAATAAACTCTCCAGACTGCCTAGACTCAACAACACGGATTCCAATAAAGTTAACTTCTTGAAATGTATCCTTCAAATCTTGAAGGATAATCGAAGTAAATCTATGCCACTCATAAGGAACTGCGTAAGTTTTTCCAGTTTTACGATTACGAAGATAATCACGATTAGGAACTAGACTCTTAGTTCCAATATAAACATCTTGATCCCAAGGACGCTTGATCGTTTTATGTCGAGCAAGATGATTTGCTTCACCATCAGTCAACACAATACAATTGACCTTTTCAAGATTATGTTGCGACTTAAACTGTGGGATGATGTTATGGAGTGTAAGAAACGCTTCATTCAAAGGAGTTCCTGAAAGTGCTAGTTGATGAGGAACATCATATTCAGCATAATATCGCAGAGAATAAACACAACGCCAAATGTTTTTCATCTGATTATTCAATTCTCGATTTGAAACATCAGAGGTAAGAAGATTCATCATAGAAAAATTCTTATCAACTGCAAAGAGTCCTTCTTTCCTCTCATAATGTTCTTCAGGATGAACAGTGAAATTATTCTCATCTCTGGTAATACAATTAAACTCCTTTGTAAATGCATACACAGTGAATGGAATAGAAACTTTCTTACAGAACCAGATCAGATTATAAAGTTGCTTCACAGTATCAAGCAATGTGTTACACATTGATCCAGACCAATCAAGAACAAAAATGAGTCCATGATTCTTTCCATCAGGAATTACATTGACCTTCTTAAACAAATCCTCATTGAATTTGTAAGTATGTAGTTTTGAACAATCCAATACACCAGTTCTGGATACGCTTGACCGAGAGTAACTAGCAGCAGACTTTTTACACTCAAACTCTTTTACTAGGTAGTTAACCTCTTTTTGAGATTCTCTTTTGTACTTGGTGAAGTAAGTATCAGCAATATTAAATACATCTTCATATCCTCTATAGTTATTAAAAAATTCTGTAATGACTTTATGAACCTGTTCATTTGTATTGATTACAGTATCAACATTCAAGTCAGGTTTTTCAATATACTCATTACCAAGTTTATCCGAGTCAATCAAGTTTTTCAAATTACTTGATAGACAATTATCAGTTTCGACTTTGATATCATCATCTTCCTGCGAAGAACCTTCAATATCATTATTACTATCATCTTCAAACTCTTCTTCAGATCCAGTAGTCTGCTCTGAATCTTCACCATGTTCTTTATTAGTCTGATTCATCTCAGTCTCTCCACCATCTTGAGATGAAGGTCCCTGTCCTTGAGGTTGCTCTGGATGATTATCTGTCTTAGTCTCTTCTTGTTTCTTTTCCTTACAATACTTATATAACATTTCGGATGCAAGGATAACATCCGCAAAGGTTTCTGCGTCGGCAATCATATTGATGATTTCCATTTCTTCTCCCCGTTGAATAGGAATATCAACGTAGTTACCGATCTTGAACCAGAGATTTGCACGATCGGCAAGATTCATCTTACTGATATCTTCACCTTCAAGTTGAAAGAAATCCTGGTCAGCAAGTTCCTTATAACCATTATAAAAGGTTTTGGAAAGTCCCGCATACTTACGCTTCATCAGTTTTTCAATGCGGGCATCTTCAACTACATTGACAAACTGACGAGGAATCTTTCCCTCAAAACTCCAATCATTAGGAGTGTATAGAGCATGACCAACTTCATGACCGACAAGCATGTCGTATACAGAGTTAGTTGCTTTCTCCCACATAGGCAATGTCAGAACGCGAGTCTCAACATTAAACATTGCAGTTTCTACATTCTTGTTCTCAATGAGAAGATCCTCAGTAGCAAGAAGTTTGGCCAGTTGACCTTTGATTTCAAAATTGATGGTCATGGGCATTCCGTTTCAATGCACATACTATAAGACCCCTTCCTTTGGGAAGAGGTCTGAGTGTGACGCTTTTTAAAGTGTCGCAGTGCTTCTTTTCTCGCTCTCATTGCCTGAGGTTTGAGTTTTCTTTTTTGTTCTTTCTTTGAATGGTGTTGCCAGTTTGGCGTGGTCATTGTACTCGTCCTGAAGATTTAAGGTATTGTAGCGTTTCTTTCATGGATCCGATGTGCTTATAACCAATGCTTATCTGAGGGTAGGTTGCCTCTGATCCAAACTCTGCACGGAATTGCCTATCACTAAAATCAACTCCGAGTAAAACTTCATACACATCAATCCCAATAGATTCTAAGAGAAATTTCATTCTCTCACACTCTTGACTTCCGCCTGAATAAAGTGTTGCTTGATTAGTCATTGTCTTCGTACTCAATTACAATTCGTTTGTACTTTCTACCTTTACTATCTTGAATGTAAAGTTCCTTAAGTTCACCATCTAATTCTTTAGCAATTTCATGAAGTCTCCACCAAGGAACTCTTTTTTCATTCTTCTTTTCGTTCTCCATTTACAAGACCCCTATGCTTATCAATTTGCTCTTGTGTTGGGACAGTAATCCTAAATGCCATACCCTCTTCTTCAAACTCTTCATTCATTTTTTTGTAGATTTCTGGTGTAAGTTTTTCAGTCATTTTCTCTATAAGTAATAATAATTCGTTTTGAGTTGCAACCTTTCGTATCTATAATATCTTGATGATGCACTTTTGCATTTAGTAACTCACTTATTTTATCTAGTAAGTTATTCACAATATTCATTTTTGTAATATTACTAGTCACGTTGTCTCCAATCATCAGGTTTGTCTTGTTTGAACCAGTCAACGATCTCATCCGCACCATCGAACCCTGTGCGGTAGTTAGAGGGGTCTGGATCTCCCAAACCCATCTTATTCATAAAATCGTCCATTGTGCCTTCTTGGATGTCCTGCGCCGCCTGACGGCGTGCTTTACGCAACCACTCTCTGGCAGTTGTATTCGCTTTGGACAGTTTCTCTGCCCAGATCATATCTTCTAACTGGACTTCTTCCTTGTTCGCAATCTTTTTACAGATGAACTCTAACCGTAGTCTGTACTGAGTAGATAGCATCTTAGTCCCTCAACTTTAATTCTAGATCTTCTAGTTTATGATATTCTGCATGTGCTCGCTCTTGACGTTCACATACAATACTCAGAATGTCACTCATGATTACGCTGTTGTCTTCGTAATCATCGAGATATTTATAGATTGCTTCTTTAAGATATCTATATCTATGCCACTCAGGACTGTACGGTTTGTAATTCATAATAAAAAAATAACTCTATGGTTTATTTAGACTTTGTAAGAGAAATTCTTACGTTTTTCAAATTTAACTACATTCTCAAATTTATCTTTAAGTGAATCCTTGTGAGAAATTACAAAAACATTTGCATCACTAATAACATATCGAATGATTTTCATAAACTCATCGGCACCAAATCCATCTAGCGAAGAATCAAATGTCTCATCAAAAATAATTAGATTACAGTTTAGCGAGTTTTTAATTTTTGCAACTTCTCTCCAAGCAAACAACAACGATAAATTAATTCTGGATTTTTCACCTTCACTAAACGAAGAATAAGTGAAGTCTTCATGGATTGGTGATTGTACCGTCTCGTTAAATTCTTCGTCTAATGTGAAGTTAATGTAGAAATCCATCATTTGAAGATATCGATTCACTTGCTGATTAATCAGTGGGAGATACTTTTTAATAATTTGGGTTTTAACCCCACCATCTTTCAGAAGTGATTGGCAAAAGTTATAATATTGGATTAACTCTTTATTGGAAGTAATTTCTTTCTTTAGAGTTTTTAAATTTTGACTGAAATTTTCTAGTTTCTCATGTTCAGAATTTCTGCTCTCAAGTTGATTGGTAATAGTTTGAATTTCCTGTTGTAAATTTCTGCACTGATTTTGTAGTCCAGAAATTCTAATGTTGTTTTGAGAAATTTCATGTGTTAGAGAAACGACCTCCCTAGATAACTCGGCAAACTGTTGAGACTTGTTATCTTCTTCTACTATATTGGTCTGAAGTTTTTCAAGACCTTGTTCAAATTCGACAATAGAAGATTTTAAATCATCAATTTTATTTAACCGAAAAGATTCTTCTATATTTTGAGTACAGGTGGGGCAAACCGAATTCTCTGAAAAAAATCTTTCCTCTTTTTCAAAAGTTTCTTTCTTCTGATTGATCTTTGCTTTCAGACTTGTGAATTTCATCAAAGCCTTTCCAGAAGACTCAAACTTTTTCATCTGAGTATTCAAAGACTCAATAGTTTTATTAGTCTCTAAATTACTTTCAATCAGATCAGATGCCTCTATAGCAAATTCTTTAATCTTGCTTTTCTTTTGAGTGATATCGTCCTTTCCTTGACTCTCAATTTTATTGATGAATTGTAGTTGCATGTTGTACTTATCACTCAGAGAATCTTCTTTGAGTTGAAGAACATTTAATTCATCTTTGATCTTCTTCGTACTCTCTTTGATAATACTTGACATTGAAGAAAAGATTTTAATGTCAAGTAAATCTTCAATAACTTCTCTCCTACTGGCAGCAGTCAACTGCATAAATGGAACGAAGTTACTACTACCAAGAACAACTAACTGAGTAAATGATTTGTAGTTCATCTTCAAGATACTTTGTTCAAGTATCTTTTGTTGATCAGATGCTGATGCTTGTTGGTCAACCAGTTTTCCATTCTTATGAATTTCAAAGATAGTTGGTTTCATTCCACGAACTATTTTCCAGTCAGTATTACCTATTGAAAAAACAAGTTCAACCACACATTCTCTTTCATTTGTAGAGTTTAATAGTTGAGGTTTATTGATTCCTCTAAAAGATTTACCGAAAAGAGCATATGTAAGAGCATCTAACATTGTACTCTTACCGGATCCATTGTTACCAACTACAAGTGTTGTAGGATTTTTATCGAGTGGAATCTCAATAAAATAATCTCCACAACTTAGGAAGTTTTTATACTTAATCGTCTGAAAAATAATCATCGTCAAATGGCGGAATTACAATATCATTTTTGGTAAATATGACGTACTCATATCCATGCATTTCACATGCGTGTACTACTGCATCATCTTCTACTTCATAGACCTCCATAGTAGGATATTTTTCACTTTCGTTCAAAAGCATAGCATACCTTTCGGCGTCATCGTTCTCCTCAAAGATACAGAGAACACTCTCTCCATCATCATTCTTTAAAGAGAACGCTCCTTCATCTGTGCTTCCTACCATGGTTATAATGTACATTATATCATTTCACATGCTTCTTTATAAACTTCCTCAAAAATCTTATTAATTTTTGACTTTTCTAAATCCGTTGTGGATTCTTGGATATATTTATTTACAATAGAGATTGTATGTTCCGACTCAAGTTCTTCAAACATCGGTGGTTCTTCCGTATTGAAGTTTTCAACAATTTTTACTTCAGCAACATCTGCTTTGTATAGGTCGTTGATAAAATCATCAAACTCAGAAACATTGTTTTTCTGCTTGACAATTACTTTAACAATCTTATTTTTGTACTCATCAAAATCAACTTCAATTCCATCATAATACTCAATCTGGTAGAACATCCTGTAAGGATTATTGATTGGTTCTAGTAAAAGATTTTCAGTATTAAATAAATGAAATCCTCTTTCATCGTTTAGGTCATTCCAATACATCTCATAAGGATTACCTAGGTAATAGATTTGACTATTATCAGATCGAGTATGATAGTGTCCAGAGAACACATAATCGAATTTCTTAAACAGGTTTTTATCATGTCCTTCTTCCATCACATGACCTTTATATGCATAGAATCCAGCGATTTCTAGATGACCCATAGCAACTTTGGCAGATGTCTTTTTCATTGCCATTAGAGTGTCATATTCGTTCTCCTGATTAATCCAAGGAATAAACAGAATAGGTAGACCGCCAATAGTAATTTCTGTTGGTTCTGAGATTACATTAACGTTATCATACTCTCTTAGAAGTAGATCTACAGCATTCACAGAATTAGTATTCTTATAGTATGCAGTGTGATTTCCAACTACAGTATATACAGTACATCCAAGATCTCTCAATCGATCATAGTAATTATCCTTTGCCCACTGTAGAGCAGAAAAGTCTATACTCTTACGATTGTCAAACGTATCTCCAAGATCAATAACGGTCTTGATATTATTGTCTTCAATATTTTTAAAGAAGATTTCGTAGAACTGTAGAAAATAATCATGAAACAAATCAGAGTTTTTTCTACACCCAAAATGTTGATCTGTGATAATGGCAGTTAGCATTAATATCTGAGTTTAGAATGTACGTTGTCTTTGATAGAATTATAATCGCTATAGTTCATTCCGTCAACTAGTCCATCATCGACAAAGACCTCATCAAATCCAGTCTTCTCTAAGATCTTATTCTTAATATCTAACTGACGCTTTTCTCTTTGAATGCGGCGAAGAAACGCATAGTAGATAATCTGAGTGAAGTATGCGAAAGGATTCTGAGACTTTTCTGGATTAAAATTATGAATGTACTGAACGCAGTTTTCAATACCATCTGAAATCATATCATCCTTGAAGATATAATTTACAAAGTTTGGTTTAAAAGAAAGGTGATTAGCAATCTTTAAGAAACACTCTCCAAGGTAATTTGTAATCCTTGGTTTCGGTAATCCCTGTTCTTCTGCTTCCTTTACACTTTTTTTGTACTCAATAATAGCATCAAGAAAATCTTTATTATTGACGTAATGAACTGACTGTTGTCTTTTTCCCATGGTTAAACTTATTTTTTACTACTATAAAAAAATTTAATACTCAATAAGTTTATCATAACATACTTTTTTCAGAATAACAACTTGACAAGACCCAGTTAATCTGTGTATAATACCTTTGTTAGGGTTGATGAGACAGCTTTAGTTACTTAGAGATTCTTATATATCTTCTCTAAGATCTTCTTTGCTTCATTAACATTAGATAAGTATCCCATCTTTCTAGTCTTATTTGGTTTCTTTGGGGAAAGAATGTTCTTAGAACTTTGTTTCTTAATAAATGTTTGATGCATCATAATCATCTCCATATCCCTAGACTCTGCCATTGTAAGGACATCACTCATGTTGAGTACAAATATATCTTCCTTGGTTGTCTTTAACCATGGTTCTACTTTGTACCCAACTTTACTTCCAGTTCTAGAATTTAAATCAGTAATTACAATTGGATTTGTAACTAGTAATTTAATATCTTCACACTCTTCTGTTGTTGGTATCACTTTAGCAAAGATCTCTTCTCCAGTCTTTAGTTTTAGTGTTGCATAAAAGTCTTCTTCCATCATGTCTTTAAGTTGATTGTAATTATTTCATAATTAAACTTCTCTTCATTATAAATTTTAATTCTTTCTATCAAATGATTTAAAGTATAATTTTTTTTACCGTTGATTGTACAATCATCAGAGATGTCATATAGTTTTGCCTTTGTTTTGGTAGTACTTTTTCTTAAGACTCTTCCGATTGATTGTAGATTTCTAATTCTTGATTTACTTGGAGATGCAAAAACTACATTGTGTAAATTTTTAATATTGATTCCTGTAGAGAACACTCCATAAGATGCGATAATGATTGCATTATTTTCTTTTTCAGTAATTTCTCTTACTGCTTCTCTTTCAGAAGTATCCACTCCACCATGAACAAAGAAAATTTTTCTATCATCACTAACATTACTATTTATTAATTCATACAAAGGTTTACCATGAGACTCAACTCTTGAAAAAAGAATTAAAGTATTTCCTTTTAGTTCTAAAGATAAATTTTTAATGAAGTTATTTCTTCTATCATTACTGATCAAAAACTGAATTTCATCTTCATAAGTATTAAACACTATTGGTTTATGCTTTAGAAGAAGACATTGAATATCTAACTTTGAAAGATGTCCTTTCTCCATTAGTTCTGCAGTCTTGGTTACTTTATATGATGGCCCAAACAGTCCTTCTAAGACCCACTTATGAGTCTGGGATCCATCTAAAGTTCCAGTGAATCCAAACCTATACTTAGTATGATGAAGTTTAGTCATAATAGAAACTAATGACTTACTCTTGAACTGGTGTGCTTCATCACCAATTACAACAGTGTAACTTTCAAAGAAAGACTTTGGTAGTTTGTAGATACTCTGCCATGTCGTTACTGTTACTGGTAGGTTCGTATGCTTCTCTCTACCAGAATAAATTTTATGACAATTAGAATCTGAGTCCCAACCATAATCTGAAAAGTCTTTTACCATCTGCTCGACGAGACTTGTAGTTGGAACGATCAGTAATATCTTTTCACCTTTAGCCACGTAGTATCTTACAAGAGAATAGATCATCAAACTCTTGCCAGATGCTGTTGGACTTATTAATAATTTTCTATTATATCTTAACGCTGCGTAAATCCCTTCCAACTGATAAGGTCTTGGTTTAAACCTTGAAATGGAATTTACATAATCTTTTACCCCTGGTTCTGAAATATTATCGTTAACTTCAAATGGTAATCCATAGTAGGGATTACTCTTAAACTCGTAAGTATAATTGTGAAGTTTGATCTTCTCAATTACTTTATCTAAAAGACCCACATAAATTTCTCCAGTGTGGGTACTTAACAATCTGATCTTTCCATCCCAATACTTGCTTCTCATCTGAGGCATGAATTTCGCACCCTCAACATCAAAAGTAAAATACTCTTGAAGTTCATACAAGATATGAGGATCACATTCTAGTTTAATGTAAACCTCATTTTTCTTGGAAATTACTACGTCAGACATACATGACTAAAATACTTAATAGTATTTATTTACCCCAGTCCAGATTGGAATTTCATGTATTCAATAGCATTTTTAATTTGAAAAGTACGGTTATGAATTGACTTAATAATATCTTCAAGATATTTAATCATAACATCATAGTATTCTACTTTTAATGCTGCAGAAGATAATGTTTCATCAGCATCTAAGTATTTTTGAATAGTGTCTTTGTCCCTAATTCTTTTACCAAAAGGTTCTTTTTTATAAACTTCATCGTCAGCCTTTCCTGTAATATATTCATATTTACTATGTCGAATATTCTTTTTATGCTGATCTGCTCTTGCTCTCAGTAGAAGAATGTTATTGTAAATTTCATAATATTTTGAATGCAAAACAGGAATGTTTAAAGACTCTTGATGTAGATTATCTGGATCAATTTGAGAATCTTTCTCCCACATTGCCTGGATTTTTTCAAGATCAATTATCATAAGACATTTATTGGATGTAGAGGTTTGTCGTTTCTATCTAGTATATTATACATCATATATTTAAATTTGACTTCTGCAGTCACATATCGAATATCTTCAGGAGTAGAATCAAATTGAATAGTTGTTAATGAGTATGGAAATAAACCTTTGAATTTTACTTTAAAATTATTTACCTCTGTATTTGTAAGAACATAAAGTGTTCCATCAGAGTAAATATTCATCTCACTCCTAAACACGTCTGGATAATATTTTTTAATGTCTTTTTGATTTTGCAAGTTGTAAATCTCACTTAAAGATTCTGGAAATCCAAGACCTCTCATCCAGTTCTGAACTTCCATAAAATTCTCAAGATTCTCATCTACCATAAATCGAAGAGTTAAATCTTCAAATTGCATCATATCTCCAGGAACTGGAATCTTCCTGAGATAGTTTGGTTGTTCTGTCGTTCCTAACTCTATTCCTGGAATGTTTGCAGAATTAGCAAAAAATGCAACCTTGGGTGCTCTATTGAGTACAAACTTGTATCCAAGAGGTGACAAAAAATTCCTATTTTGTATCTGTCTTTTAAACAGATTATTAGTTTCTGCCATGTTTATGTTTTAAAATTATTTATCTAATAACCATAAAAAAAGGGATCCCGAAGGATCCCCAAGAAATATGTGAACTGTGATCACATGAGGTTCTGAACTTTGACTCTTCTGTAGTAACGGTTTGCGTTAACAGTAAGTGCGCCGAGACCAGCGGTTGTGCCTTCAGCGAAGGGGTTAGCAACAAGACCGTAACGAGTCTTAAAGCCAATCTTGGGCTGGAAGGTGTTCTCTCCAACGGCACGAACCATCTGGAGGGGAACATAGGGGCAGTAGAAGAGACCTGCGTCATAGGGGGAAGAACCCTTATAACCAACAACGTAGTACTGGTTAGCAGCAACGTTTGCAGCATAAGGATCGATGTAGACGCGGAACTTGCCGAGGAGTACACCAGCAAAGGTGTTACCAGTGTCATCTACATTGAGGTTTGCATTTAGTGCAGGGGTGTAATCAAGTACACCAGCCATGCTTAGTGCGGAAGCAACGTCTGCGGAGCAGAGAATTACGTTGCCCTTCCCTCTACGAGTTCTTTGTGCGATTGCGTTAGCATCACGCTCGATTTGGAAGAGTAGTCCCTTGAACTTCTCAACAGACCAGCGACCGTTGGAGTCAACGTCAAGGTCGAATGCACCAGCGGTAGCAACGTTGGTTGCTGCGCCTTGCTCAGCGGTCTTGTAGATGGTTCTGATGACTTCACGGTTGATCTCTGCAAGAATCTCAGAGGAGAGAATGTTTGCGAGTTCCGCTTCAGCATTTAGACCATGGATCGCCTTGAGGTCTTGTGCTAGTTCTAAGGAGTACTCAGCCTTGAGTGCTCTGGACTTTGCTTCGACGAGGACTTTCTCGATGGAGAATGCCATCTCGTTGAAGTGATTACCTGCGCCGTCGCCTAGTGCTTCAGCAGAGGTGGTCTTCATTCCCTGACCAACGTTATATGCGCTCTGGTCGCCGCTGGTGGGGTTGAGGATGCTGGGGTTGTCGCCGCTTTGTGCGGTAGTACCCATACCAACTGCAGTACCAGTGAAGTCGGTTAGGGTGCGACCATCATTCTGACCAGACCATGCAGAATCTGCTTCGTCGTAGAATGCTTCGGTTCCGTCGTTAGCACCGTAACGGGAACGCATTGCGAAGATAAGTCCAGTAGGACCAGACATTGGTTGAACGCCTGCGAGATCATATGCGATCAAGTTAGGCATTGCACGTCTGATTAAAGAAATCAGAACGGGGTCGAAACCTGCAACAGGGCCACCAGCGTCAGCACCTGCGCTGAAACCTGCAGAACCGTTACCGGTTGCAGTGTTCATGGTGGGAGAAGCTTCGTTTAGCATTCCGCCTTGGGAGAATGCGTTTTGCTCTCTTAGGAATTTTTCTTGGTTTTCTAGCAGGACAGCAGTTACGGCTTTACGATGGGAATCTTTGATTTCCTCGCATCCTTCAGCGTTTAGAAGGGGTGCCCACTTTTCCTGCAGATGCTCAGATTGGAACATTTGCTTTTACCTCTTTTAAAGATTTAGTGGTTTGTTTGAATTAATAAGAAATTCACTTTTTGTTGACAACGGATGAAAGAGTTCTCAGATAAGCAGCCATTGAATCTGTATAAGGTTCAGGGGTTACTTCTGCTCCTTCAGAGAGTGTTTCGGTGGTTGTCTGTGGAGCAACTTTTTTAGCAAAATATGCTTCTTTTAGTGTCTCCAGTTTCTCACGATAAGATGTCTCACTTTCAAACTCAACACTTTCGGAAAGTGAAGCGAGCTTTTCCTTCTGAGTAGCAGCGAGGCCTTCAGAGATCTCATCGAAAATTCTATCTGCAACCGACTCGGAGAGACGCTTGTTTAGAGAAATGTTCTTATCGATTTGCTCGTTGAGTTTTGTCTCCATTTCATCAAGTTTTTCTACCATGCTCTCAAGCACATCATATTTATCTTCAGGGATTGATACATAATGTTCTTCAAAAAGATTCTTGAGACCAGACATAAAGGAATTATTTAGTTCTTCTTTAAGTCCTGCCTCAACGGATAGTCTGTTCTCAGACATCCACTCACTAGATACATACTCAAGATAAGAATCAACACGCTCAGTTAGAGCAGTCTTGATTTCTTCTACTTCTTCTACTAGTTTAGTTTCGTACTGAGTTTCAAGTGCTTCTTGAATCTCAGAAACCTTGGAACGGAGCGCAGATTCAAAGATAGTTCTTGCTTTCTCTTGGAATTCCTCAGAAAGTTCTTCACCTTGTAGAAGAGCATTTACATCTTCTTCTACATTGTACTCTTCTTCGGTTTCCTCTTCTTCAGCAACAACTTCTTCCTCTACAGTTTCTTCCTCTGCAACTACTTCCTCTTCAGTGGTCTCTTCTTCGGAAACGACTTCCTCTTCGGTAGTTTCTTCCTCAGCGACTACTTCTTCAGATTCGACTTCGGTTTCTTCCTTCTTGACTGATGCCATTGCTTCAGCGGGTTTTGCACCCTTCTTAACAACATCAGAAACAGTCTTTAGGGAAGGCTCCTTTAACTTTGCAGAATCATCATCTACTTTATAGTTATCGGGAGTAGGACCACCGAGATCTTCATAATTTCCTGTTTGACCAGGAGTTACGCTTGCTACTGAGTCCATAGATTCTCCAGATTTAGCACCAGAATTTACTGCAGTTTGGGATTGCTTAGTGCCTGCTTCCATTTCCTGTAAGTCTTTACCACTAGACATTTGAACGCTCCGTTTACCTTAGGTTAATTTAACTATATTTATTTATAATTTAATAAATTACAGTGAATTTAAAAAGTCATTGAATAAATTTAACTTATGTTCTTCAAGTTGTTTTTGTTGAACAAGAGTATTTATTTGTCTTTTTACACCCTCTGCATATCTTTCTCTGAGAATTCCACCATCCCAGATCCACTCTTTTCCTTCCATAATTCCCTGAACAAAAGCATCAGGTGCAGATGGATCAGCGACGATATCTGCTGCAGTTGCAAGCATGAAATCTTCACCGACTTCTTTATATCCGTTCTTAGTTTCTCTTAGTGAACCAATTCCTCTAGAAGAAACTCCAAGAGTTACACCATCTTTTAATAGTGATTCTGCAATCTTACCCATAGGAGTTGACAGAATCTGTGCTTTTCCTATAAAATTATTACCATCTCTATAGAGTTCAGTAATCTTATGAGAAACTCTATCTAAATTTACAGTTGGTCCATCAGGATGACCTAACTCTCCAAGAGCACGACCCTTTGCAACATAATCTTTGCTGTATCTTTCAACCTCCCTTTCCATAATACCCATTGGGTACATACGTCCATTTCGGTTTACTTTTTCTGCTTGTAGAAAAGGGCCTTTGATGTAAAGACTTTTCTTACCGTTTTTACTTTCGGTAAGAACCTCTACCTTTTCAATCTCTTCTCTGATTAGTTTCATGGGTTTTTATGCACTTATTGGATTGTTATTTTCATCATGTCTTTGGTATGTACCAACACTCACTGGATTATTATTCTCATCATGTCTCTGATAAGTAGACGGAGTTCTTGTTCCAGTTCCAGCAGGACTGTTATAAGTACGCGCTACATAATCAGCATTAAAATCTTCATACGTTACTGTACTCCATCCTTCAGTTCCTGAAAACTGATTGACAGTATTTTTTCCAGGTTGAGATGGTACAGGGTTGTTATTTTCGTCGTGACGAATATAAGCCATTATGAATATAGTAAAATATAAATTATTTATAATTTTACTTAACTATCCTCTTCCTCTTCTTCTACTTCTACTTCTAGTGATTTAAATGCAGAATCATAAGTTTCAGGACGAATCGCTTCAACCTTTCCTACACTTTTTGTGTAGAGCATGTCCTTTATTTTGTCACTGATCTCAGAAGGAGATCCTTCTGACGCAATCAAATCCATTAATTCTTCCATAAAAAATAAAAATAATTTCTTTTATTTATACCTCTGTCGCTTCTCCGTCCTGATCTTCAATATCAGTAGGAACTTTACCAGAATCTCCTTCAATGTTACTGGCAATAGATGGTTCCATTGGTTGTCCAGTTTCTGGATCAATAGGAGCATTAGGATCAGTTATAATTCCCATTTCAATTTCTTTTGCAATCTTCTCATCCTCTTCAATAATCTCTTGATCAGTTTGACGAAGAATCTTAGATCTTACATAGTTCTGAGAATAATACTTTCCAATGTAAGGTTCTGCAGTTGCAGCAAGATTTAGTCTCTCAGTTAGAAGTTCTGCTTCCTTAAGTTCTGAGAAGTGATTATCATATAAGAAATCATATTGAATATGCTCTGAGATACTATTCCAATCCTCAATAGCAATAATATTTTTTAGAATTAACTGAGTCTTTAAGAGGTCGTTGAATAGATTTGAAAATCTCTTTCTTAAACGACCTACAAACTTAGTAAACTTAAGTTCATCTCTTAGGATTTCAGAAGATCTGCCCAGGTTAAACCCACCTTCTCCATCCATTCTTGAGGGTGGAACATTAAGGGATCTATACAGTTTTTTCTTAAAGTATTCAATATCAGTAATCTCTCCAAGGTTTTGGCCTCCTGGCAGAGTTGAGATTTCTGTTCCCCTTCCGCCTTCTCTGCGAGGCAACCAAAAATCTTCAAGCATTGACATGAATTTTTTGTCATCCCTAATTTCTCCAGTATTTGAATCATAAACAGTTTTGTTACGATAGCGCATCATAACATCACGTAGATATTGTTCTGCTTTGACTTTAGGTAGATTACCAACATCAATGTAGAAAATTCTACGTTCAGGTGCTCTTGATAATCGATAGATTACCAAAGAGTCTTCAATCATACGAAGTTGATTCAGGGACTTAATTGCTTTATTTAAGTATGAAAGTACAATATTTTTATTTCTATCTACGAGTCCAGAGTTGCAGTATGCTATAGAATCTCTGGACATTTTTATTCCACCAGCAGATGCACTATTACCACCTAATGGAGTTGTAAAAGACTTTGGATTATATAAGAAATATTCTTGAATTTCTAACTCTTTTACTACTTGATCTTTATTATTGTTATTTGCGTTTAAAATATTACTGTTCTTATCTTTATCTTTGACCTGTTGACGTACATACCTCATTTTTAGAGGATCTATGTATCTTAGTTCTTGTATACCTTCTTGAGGTTTTTTGAAATCAATTAGTTTATGATAATAAATTCTACCATCAACATACCAATTTCTATAAATCTCATGACACTTTTTATCAAAGTCTAATAAACTTAAAATAGTTTTAAATTCTGAACGAATTTTATCTTTGATATTATCTCCAATTTCTAAGTTTGATAGTTCTATCTGTACAGGACTATCATTACTATCTGAAACAATAGCTTCGTTTACAATATCTTCAATTGCACTGTCAACTTCAGGATGAAGTGACATCTCTCTATATCTCTTAATTAGATCATACTCAGTTCTATATACACCTTCAATATCCACATATGAACCAAAAAATCCACTAGTTAAATAGTGGTCAACCCCGTCCTCATTATTCTGAGGAACGGGGGAAACTACATCTTTGGATTTTTTGTTATCATCATCCTCAATCGAGAATCCAAATAATCTTGCCATGAATGAATTGAACTAGTTTGATAATACTATTTATTATCGAACGATAGTCTGAGTTTGATCCTGGTAATCGTTGCTTGCTCCTGCTTGCCAGTATTGGACTTGGAACTCAACTGTATACTCTTCAATGGTATCAGTGCTATCGTAAGATAGATCAATCTGAGAAACATTAGTTGGGAAAATGTCAAAGAACTTGTAAGTTCTTAGTGGTTTTACACCACCCTCAGTACCATTTACACCATTATTAGTTTGAGAGAATTTTCCTTTACCAGCACCTCTACCCATTTGGTAGACAAATGCATTGGTCATATAAGAACTGGGATTAGTTGCACCAGAAGCATTATCTAGTTTACTAATTCCATTCATCCACTGCTCCATTGCAGTTCTGATGGTAAAGTCCTCATCATTAATAATGGTAACAGTCCAAGTATCAAAGGTTCTATCTCCAGCAACCTTCAAAACTCTTCCTCTGAAAGGAACATCAATTGGAGCAACATTTGATGCAGGTAGAGCAGCCGCTTTACATAAGAAGTTGAAGTTAGTTTGGTTTGTATTATTCCAAGTAGCTTCTGCAGCTACTGGCAAAGAAGGGATTGTGACTTCAAATAAATTAGGTCTTGCGCCTCCACCCTGAAGGGCAGATTTGAAGTCTGAGATCGTTCTATGGATTGCCATTGTTAATTTCCTCCGTTTGGTTTATTGATTGGCAGTATATCAAACTCTACCTGCAACTTCACTGAAAGAAATTCCAGTGCGAGTAGCAACAAATGTTAGAGTAATGTAATTGATGGACTTAGTGGGTTTAACATAAATGTCTGCTCTAAACTCATTGTTATCAATAACATCAGGAGTGTTATTTGAAGAGTCACAAACAACTAGGAAGTCATAAACTCCTCTCTTTGCTTGAATGTCTCTTAGATATGGATCTACAATGTTGACAAAGTTTGCTCTTGTCAATTCATCATTGAGTTCAAATAGTTGATCTTTAGCAGCCTCTTCAATTGCCTGCTCAATCGTTAGGAACAATCTTCTAACGTTGATTCTGTCAAATGCGGATGCATATGCAGATGCTGTCTTGTCTCCGAATAGAACTGTTCCAGAACCACTTTGAGTGATAATTGGGTTAATTCTATTAGAATAGAGTCTGTCTCTTTGTGCTCTAGTTGGGTTGTATGCTAATTTAACTGCGTTGTTAATAGCACCTCTTTGGGTTCCAGCGGGTGAGAACCATGGATAAGCATTGATTCCAGTTCTAACCATTAGTCCTGCAACATCAGCGTTGCAAGGTAAGTAGTAGAAGTTAGAAGTAAATCTGTCATATGCATACTTATATCCACTATCAAATACTGCATAAGTAGATGATGCAAGAGAAGAGAAGAACTCTAGAACATTATCAGTTTGAGTTTCTGTATTTGTAATGTTAACAACGTCAGTGGTATCTGGTGAAATCACTGCTATACAATCTTTTCTTGCCTCCGCTAAACTAATTAGATAGTTTGCTTTAACTTGAGTATTTAACTTAGAACTTTCTGATGGACCCATCAGTAGGTAATCAACTTCAACTTCATCTTTGTTTGAGAATAATTGATATCCACTAATAACGCTGCTTACTTCAGCACTATATCCATTAGTCTGAGAATAATTATTTCCAGATTCTAGATCAAATACTGCAGAACCAATACACTTGAAGGAAAGATCCTGAACATCTTGGTTCCATCCACTTGTCTTAGTTGTGAATGCATTTGCCTCAAAGTCAATAGCAGCAGGAACGATACCTCTATAAGTATCTTCTGTTAGAGAAATATCTTCTCCACCGTAAACATACTGAGAGTATCTCGCGAGATAATCTCTCCACCATAGTTTTAGTGGAGAATTTTGAGTAGATTGAGTATCAGTTCCTTTTGATACTGATACATGCTTCTCAAGAAGGTTTGCTTTGATTCCACTAATAGTTCCTAGATCATCAAATACTGCAATGTGCATTGCATCACCCCTAGAACCTCTCTGATTTGCAAAATCATTTGATACAGGTTTTGGTGCGATTGAATTCCAGAGAAGATCTCCTGTTGAAAGAGCAATCTTTTGTGCGGAATACCAATCACTTGCGTTTCCTGCAGTTAAACTGTTTGCAATTTGACCAGAAGAATTAATCAATTCAATTTCTGCACTATCTGCAATAGATCTTGCAGCATCATTCTCTTGATAAGAAACCTTAGTTTCAGTTCCTCCAGTGTATCCTTTTCTAGTGAATGTAACCTGTGCTCCAACAATTGCAGTCTGAGCAATTCCAGTTGCAACAGTAACGCTAGTTGCACCAATACTAGCAATTACTAGTCCAGAATCTGTTCCAATATTTACTCTACTTAAAGTAGTTGAAATTCCAGTTGGTACTGTGTCTAAGAATAACTCAGTAGATCCTGCTGGTGCTACGTTTCCAGCAGCAATTTGTGCAGTTGTATCAGTAGTATAGTTTGTGGTTAATCCAGTAACTCTAGATACAATCTTTACATCAATGCTAGATGCTCCAGTTGAACTGGTAGTAACTCCAGTAATGATACCTTTAATATGTCCTGTAAAAACATCAGTTCCACCAGTTGAATTAGGAATAGATAGTCCAGTTACTTGATAAAGAACACCATTTTCTCTATCAGCACTTAGAGATCCTAAGTCTGTTGAATTGATTGAAATAATTTGGTCTGCTTTATCATCGATAACTGCAACCTTTAAAGTATTTCCCCAAGATCCTGGAGTTTGTGCTGCAAATGTATAACCAGGAGTAGCAGAAGTTTGCTCATACTGATCATAGTTCTTGATCTTCAGAGTAGCAGTACTTGCAGAACCAACAATGGTATTTGCATTCTTTAAATCTGGATCATCAACTCTTACAACCTTTAAAATGCCCCCATAACTTAGGAAGGTAGAAGCAGATAACCAGTATCCTTGCTGACCATCCGTAGAAATCGGTTTTCCAAAGTATGATAGTAATTCAGATTCAGTAGTAACTTCAATAACCTCATCTACAGGTCCGATAGAGAAGGGACCAGCAATAGCACCAATATTATCAAGTACATTATCAGCTCTTCCAACAGTTAAATCAACTTCCCTGACGAGAACGCCTGGAGATAATTGAGGGGTAGCCATGTTTTTCTCCGTTTTGACTCAGTTTATCTGAAAATATTTATAAATTAGACTATTTTCAGATGATAAAACAATGCATGAACACTACCAGTCGGGATAAACATCATCGATTCTGGACATTGAATTGTATTTTTCTTTTCTATTTTTAATAACTCTTTTTATAGTACACTGTTTACACTCATAAGCATAAGACGATGAGTTGTATTTATTTTTTCTTGTTCGATAGAATCCATTAATCAAATCCTTTACTTCTCCACAGGTTCTGCACTTTCTATCTGTTAGATATAAGTGTTCTAATTCAAATTGATCATCTACCTCCATTACATATACTCCCACATGTGTGACATATCACCATATTCATCAGTAAACCATCTGTCTCCATTCTTATCAGTAAAAGTGTTTTCATCAGTTACTCCATCAACAATAAAACCAAATGGAGACATGTCTTGTTCTACTTGATTCTTCTGCTCATCATATAATCTCTTTCTTATATCTTGATCTGTAAGTTCTTTGAAGTAATCTTCGTTAATCAACCAAGCGTATATGACAAGACACATAACTAGGTCATCATTCTTACCTTCTTCTGCTTCAAAAGAGTTTCCTTTCTGAATGAAAGTAGTCAGTTCATTTACAATATCAAAGTCTTCAAAGATCAGTTTATTATCTTCTACTAAAGTCTTAAGGTTAAAGCATCCAACTTTTTTAGTAGTCTTGGACATTTTGAGTCCTAATTGAACTTTCTTTCCAGAAAATCCTTGACCTAGAACTTGTCCTGCCCTACCTCTCATTGCACACATCAATAGATTGGCATACTCTAGATCGTAAAACAATCCTGCAGCAACTTGATCTCCAATATCATTTACCTCACACAAGATGTAGGCATTATTATATGAAGTTGCAATCTCCTTAATAATTTGAGGGAAGAATATAGGTCTTAATTGATTATTTCTGTACTTACCAACTATCTTATGTGGATACTGTGAAACATCAACTACAATAAATGCAGAGTAATCTTTTTCAATTCCTCTAGCAACGTCTACTGTAATTACATAAGTATGATCCTTCTGAGGTTCTTCGTATAGATCAAATCCAGCATTGGATGTCTTTGGATTAGTAAATGTTAGTGCATTTAATTTAGGACCTGAGATCAGAGTATCAGCAGAACCTAAGAACTGACATTCAAACTCCTGTCTCCATTGTGCTTCAGAAGTGTTTGAAATGGTTGTCTTTTTAAACTCTTCATCTCTACCAGGAATATCTGTCCAGTGAACTTCCAATGGAACATACTCGTTCTTCTGTTTCTGGGCATCACTCCACAATCTGTAGAAGTGATTCATTCCAAATGGAGTTGAAACTACAATAACCTTTGAGGATTTACCTGAGGTAATCGTAGGATAAACTGAACTGAAGAAGTTATCTGCAACTTGGTTTGGAACGAACGCAAACTCATCCAGGAAAATAATATTATAAGTACCACCACGAACAGATGATGCTGAGGTAGATGCAGCAAATATCTTAGATCCATTCTCTAATTCAAGAGATCCTTTATTCCAAGATAAGATGCCCTGTTGTAACCATTTGGGTAAGTTTTCATACCCAGTTTGTAATCTATTGAGTAGATCTCTTGCAGTATTTGCTTTGTTTGCTAGGATGGCAATATTAACATTGTCATTGAATATTGCATAGTGTAGTAAGTATGAAACGACAGTAGTTGATTTACCAGACTGTCGAGGTAACTTACAGATATTGAATCTATTACCATGAAAACTCTCGATCATTTCCTGTTGGAAAGGATACATCTTGAATGGTTGTAATCCATGATCAAGAGTTACGATTTTAATGTACTTAGTAAAGTATACTGGATCTTCAGCACACTTTGCAAACTCTAAAATTTGTTCTTGCGTAAATTCAATTTTGGTATTCGCTTTCTTTAGAAGCGGATTACCAAGATAATATTCTTCACTCATAAATTGTTATCCTTGATATACCACAGATGTAGCGTATACATCAGATGCTGATGAATAAACTAAATCTGTTCTCTCCTTATGTATTATAATTGGATCTTTTCCAGCAATATGTATACTTCCAGTTGTTACGCCAGAACCAGTTCTGACCTCAACCAAACGATCCGATGAATGACTATGTTGAATCATTACATATTGTCCACCAATACCATTTATATTGGGGACACTAGATCCACTTCCAGCGTTTACTTGAGTGGATTCTCCTAAAAGTTTTACTACATTCATTTAACACTTCCAGCGACGACGGGCTTTACAAACGGGTTTATCGGGAGTTTTACTACAATCGATGTTATGCATGTCTTGTTGCCCCTTAGAGCGGGCGCAGAAGGACTTCCTGCGCTTAGCATCCTTACTACCCTTTTTTACTTTTCCAGTTACAGCAGTTTTTAATTTGGAACCAGGATTCTCACGACGATATGCAGCAACTGCTTTCTTACTCATACCATCAGTTTTGTCACCTTTGTTGACTTTCTGCCAATCTTCATTCTGTTGATCCTCCTTAGCATTTCTGCGTTGTTGTGCTTCATAGGATTTTCTAGCAGCAACACGATCTTTAGTTGGTTTGTTTCTACCAGTCTTTGGTGCATCAGTAGGAGGTTTAGATACTGGAGTTCCAACCTTTACTCTGACCTTTTCACGGGACGGTGGTGCCTTAGCGGGATCATCTGCACTTCTAACTTCATCTCTGAATTTCTTCATAGACTTCTTAATCTCTGGTTTTGATTTTTTTTCATACTCCAGAGATTTTCTTTCACGATCAAACGCTTTTCTATCATCAGCACGATCTTTTCTTACTTCTTTGTCGGATCTTGTATCTCCTTTTGCTGCTCTGTTTTTTGCTCTTTTATCAGCATTCATTAATCGACTTAACTTAGCCCGTTCTCCAGGTTTGGTCATATCAATCCCATGCTTTTTTGCAATTTCGGCTCTCCTAGCATTATCTTCTCTTTTACCTTCAGTGAGTTCATACTCTTCTTTATTAAAAACAGTAAGTAGAGTTTCACTGGGTTTTAAATCAGATACTCTAAAGTAAACTACTCTACAACCAGGATAGATCTTTTGCATCTCATTATTGACTTCCATCTTTGAAGGAAGTTTTAGTTGAGGGAAGAATACTTTACTTGTATAACTCTTACCTCTCCAGTAACTAACTACCATTAAGACATTGCCAGTCTTAGTATTCAGTCTCATTGCCTCAGTGACATTACCTTCAAGACATTGACATGGATCTTGTCCGCATACTGGACATGTTTCTAATTCTTCTTTCTTAACACAGTTTGGATATCTCTTACCAAACATGGTCTTCATTCCTTTTTTCTCATATCCTTTCCAACACTTTTCAGTAAGTTCAGATCTCCAATCAGAATATTCCTCACTCTTATTACCCCAGTTAGCAGCACCTTTTTTACGACACTTGACTAGTGCTCCAGATGCATATGCAGAAGGCCATACAGAATAACGGGACTTGACTTTATGGTAGCAAGCATCTTTTGTGCCACTACCTTTGCCTTTTTTATCCTTTGCTTCGGTTAATTCTACTTCCTCTTTCCTTACCTTTCTGTCTGTTTTTACCATTGTTGGTTTTGCAGCACCAGATTTTTTCTGTTGATTAGGATCTTCTCTTCTCTTTGCAGCGGCAGCAGCACGTCTCTCTTTCTTAGTCATACTTGCTCTTTTCTCAGAAGAAACACATTTAGGAATACCTTCTCCAGGTTCATCACTGGCACAAGTTCCACCTGTGACAACATTAACCCATCCAGACTTACCATCTTTTGACTTAGATTTACCAAACCAATCACGAAGTCCTTCTTCCTTTATCAAATCTTCAACACTAATTAGATCAATAATTTCAGCAAACTTTTTACCATTTGCATCAAGAATATCTACAGATTCACTTACACCACCATTGCTACCACCATTACCATTGGTAGTAGTTTCTCCATTACCATTAGTAGTCTTAGTTTCTTCAGAATCTTCTTCGTCTTTTGCTAGATATCCACCACGACCAACATGCCATCCCATAGGAATTTTCTTGCACTTCTTATCTTCATAGCACCAGTAGTGACCTTTCTTGCAGTTGTGAACCTTTCCGTCAGACTTCACTTCATCAAGAATTTGATCTACTAAATTTGTTTCTCCCATCAAACTGGGACCTTTCACTTTCTTCTTTGCAATTTCTGATCCTTCATCCCCAGTTTTAGTTCTATCTCTAATTTTCTTTTCTCTTTGTGCTTTTCTATGCGCTTTGGGATCAATAGCATCAGGCATTGCACCTTCCTCAACTTCAAACTCATTATTGAGTCTTGTTAAGGGATTATAATAAGGAGTTACATCACTCTTATATTTTGGGCCTTTATTAGTATAACCTGCTTCTCTTCTCTTCTTCTCAAACTCATGTCTATTTTTAGGACTTAACTTTCTTTTTGGAATTGGTTTACCAGTAAAACCAATTTCAGTTTCATCTTTCTTTGCTTTTTTCTTATCTTCGTTTAACATGTCAAGAAGAGAACTTTATGTATTATTTATCAAAAACCAAGATTCTTAGATCGAACATAATCTAGATTATAAGAAGTATATGTAATTGGCACTCCTTCCTTTCCATATGGATGTTTTGAAGGACTGCAGTATCTCCATCCTTCTCCCCACTTCTCAAACATGTAAGAAAAATTTTCTATATTGATCTCATCAAGTCTTTGCTTTAATTCTGGATCTTTTTTTGATGTTTGACTTCCATGAGTATAATATTCATCTTTGTTTCCAAGTCCATGATAATAGTTACTCTCAAGAGATAAAACTTTTTTAATTGGTCTATGGACAAATCTCATTATATAATCTGCATCTTCGCAGTATGCTGGATAAAAATTCTCATCAAATAAACCAAACTGATTTACAACCCAGTCTTTAATTAAAAATAAATCCCAACTACCAACATTAAAATCTCCAGGATTACCATGAACTAATCCAATCTCATCATCTTGAGCATGATTATACATTTCCTCTAAAAGACCAAGGCCAAATGAAACATCATCATTTACTATGATCCAATATGGAGCATTCATATAACATTTAATTATCAGATTCCATGCGCCAGAAACTCCAATATTTCTTGGCATGTGGCACACTGTAATCTTCTTCACAAACTTATGATTAAGTGACTTGAGTTTATCTAACTGATCATCAAGTTCACCTCTTCCATTATTGTTAATAATTACAAATTCATCTACTGGATAATCAACACTCATTAGAAGTCTTGTTACCCAGAATGAACTATTAACAACTGCAGTTCCAATTACTGGTATACTCATAAAGAACCTAACATATACTTTTCTGCCTTCTTGACATTATCATTAATACATGTCATTCTATCTAAGATATCTTTATCTACAAGGTCTGGATGTACCCACCAATCTTCATATGATCTCCAATCATCAGGAGCAATATTATTAACTACTCTAACGTATCCATAAGACTCTAGATACTTGATTGATTTCTCTTGCAGAGTTTTATTCGTATCTGTATAATAGTCATGCTCAAATGTAATGACTCTGAATTTATAAGAATCGAAAGGCATTGTTAGCAATATTTGATATGTGACTTCTGGAGGATCACAATCTAATTGTAAGTAATCAATTGTACTTGGTAAATCTAATCCTGTTAAAAATTTATCATAATCCACATAAAGAGCATTCTTTAGTAAACATGGATTCTTCCTTTCTCTTGCAAATGCTTCAACAAAACTCTGTTCAATATCTAAAGATACTCCAGTCCAATCAAACTTGGTCTCTAGCAATGCAGTATTGTTTCCATAAAAACTATTACCAGCACCAATCTCTAAGTAACTTCCATCTCTCTTTCCATTCAACATAGAAAGAATAAACATGTCTTGATATGATTCAGAATAATTCTTTTCAATGTCCTCTAGTCCAGGGAATTTGAATTTATATGAATTATATTTTTCCTTTGTATATGAATCGAATGATGACGAACTATGTGGACTTATTTTACTTAAATTATTGATACATAAAGTTCTATATTCAGAAGTAATTTCAGGGTCTTTAATTAATTCTTGTAAAGTTTTTCTAGAATCATCACATAGACCACACCACCAACTTGATACAGACTTTAAGAATGTAATTCCATAAAATCCTGGATAGTCTAATTGAGTTCTTAAATTTTCTGGATTTTTCTCAGCAACAGTTTCACCGATAGATGTAATTAAAAAGCATTCATGCCACTCTTGAGATTTTTCATAAAATCTTCCAAGATAAAAATATGCTTCAGGTCTAGTTGGACAGGTTGATATTGCATGTTGAATTAGACCCTTTACTGTAAAGTTTCTTGATCCTTGTCTATCAAAACATGAAGATGCTCTAATTAAAGATTCATACTTTAGCAATACATCGTCAGATCTTTCCGCTGCTCTCAAATAGTAAGAAACTGCAGATGCTGTTTGACCAATACTATCATAACAAACTGCAATATTAAAATTTAATTCTGCATTATTTGGGTCAACAATATATTCTTTTACTAGTTCAATAAGATTATCTGACTTCATTTAACATCTCCTCAACTACTGTTTCTGGAACTTTCAATACATATGCAGCATTATCTTGGAACCCAAATGATATTAAAAACTCACTATCACGCTTTACCATACCAATAGAAAATTCTACATGACCAGACATGATAGAAAAGTCATCGGAAAACTTGACAATATTCCAATTTTTATCCCATAAGATAAACCTGTGGCGATATACAGCATCTTTTCTCCCAACTTCACTATTAAATAACCAAACTTCATGAGTTAAGGCTAAGTAGTGATCTTTCCATGAAATTACTTGAGAACCACCTCTAACATCTCTGGGAAGATTAATTTGATCTCCTAGATGAACTGTTTCGCAGGTTTGATTTTCTGGATCAACTTTTACAACTTCAGTTGGATTGGACCATTTTACATAGTGATATGGAAGATCTTCAATTGGCATCCAGTTTTTCTCGCAATAAGAATTTGGATCTTTTGGTGGAGGAATTCTAAATCTTGATACTTCTTGAACTCCATCATCATTAACTACAATTTCTGACAATTCCATACGTCCTTGTCCATTAGTAGTAGTATCTCTCCTTACACCAGTAATGTATAATTTATCTTCCCATTTGAATATTCTAGCATCTTCTAATCCTACAAAATCCCACATGGGTTCATAAGTATCAAATGTAGAAGTGTCTATCTGAGAAAACTTTGAGATTTCAAAGTTTTCATCAAGTTCACAATACCAATTCCATGTTCTAAGATGCATATCCTCTTCTGGATGAATATACGTCAAAGGACCATATTGATGTTGATAAAGTTTTTCTTCAGAATGATAGAAGGTGTAGTTAACATGTCTAATATTAACTATTACCTTTCCAGATTCATCTATGAAGATTGATGGGTTCATCAATCCAGTACCAGAAGTTAATTCTGCCGGTAAAATTAACGGATAAATGTTCCCACCATTCTCCAATGCTCTTTTCGCAAGAGAGTGCAAATAATCCATGAGTATAAAATAATGATTTTGATTTTATTCAGTAACTGAGTCTACTTCCTCATTTGGATCTTTAAAGACTGCTACTCCAATTTCTGCCTTTGACTCTACACCTGCAAGTTGTCCCTGCAAAATTTCTTGCCAAAGTTCTTCTTTTAAATTACCTTCAGAGTCTCTTGGAATTCTTACTTCTCTAGTATAAGTAAATCCTTGAGAATTTGTATAGGTAACAGTTGCGTATTCTTCTGTGGTAAAGTCACTTACCGTATAATTTATAGAACTCATCCCTCAGATCCTTCAACCAAATTTTCTTCTACCAAACCTTCTTCTCCTTCCTCTGGAAGAGTTACGCCAGTTCCAGTTAGGTACTCATAAATCCCTTGGAGTTTTGTTGCCATTTCTCTTTTCATATTCAACTTGTTATTCAAATCCTGAATCTCCTTCATGAGTTCTTCGGATTGAGTAACTACAGATTGTAGATGCTTTTGTTGTTCAGTCATTGTCGTTCTCCTAATATGAAATAATTTACTTAACTATTTATTAGACTGGTGGAGTTACTTCATCTACTCCATCTTGCCACGGGAATCCAGAAGTAATTTCAGTCGTTGGTTGTGCAGCGTCTTCAATTTCCTCAGCAATTCTTCTATCAATATGATCTCTATATTCTTGGTCAGAATTGACAACACTCTGAATCCATCCGAGTACAATTTCCTCAGTTAAATCTTCATAAGGTACAAAATTATTGGGATCAACTGTTGCTAGGTCAAAAGGTGTTGCTCCAACAAATGTTCCTGAAACTCCATCTTCATTTGTTCCAGTTAATTTCCAATGTGTTTGTACAATGGCATTTTGAATGGTTGAAGAGGACTTTCTACCAATTCTATCAATTGCCCAAGTATATGTGAGAGACATTTTATATAAAAGTGAAATACCTGTATTATTTATTCAAGATTTTCTATTCTTTGTTCTAAAGAATCCATTCTAGTTTTCATCTCTTGCATTGCTTTTACCATTACAGCAGTAACTCCATCAAACTCCAATGATTGTAGTGCATTTGGATCATCTTTTACACCTTCAACACTACTCGGTATAATTTCTTGAAGTTCATGTGCAATAAATCCTTCTCTTCTTATTCCGTCATGAGTACTTAATTGTGTATTGCTTCCATCTTCATTAGTTTTAGTAAAATTAGTCCATTCATACTCAATTGGTCTCAACTGCATAATTCTATCAATTGCACCATCAGTCAATGGAGTAACATTCTGCTTCAATCTATGGTCAGATATTCTTGCAATGTTTCCAATTAATGTCCAGTCAATCCATACTCTAGCATATGGGTTAGCCCATTCAATATTAAACCAGTTGTTTCCACCACCACCTCTACCCGCTCTAGTTCGTGCCCCGACCCACATCATTTCATAAAACATGGATCTATTTGAAGGATTCATGTAGTAACCACTATTATTCCAATCAAAGAAAATGTATGCGCGACAGTCTCTTATATAAGTCTGGTTCTGATCAAAGTAATTTGCATATGCTCTAAAATAATTATATCCTCCATCGTTATTGTAGTTAAAGTGAGTTGTTCCAGTAGGACCTAGAATTTGAACCTCACCATTAAACTTTGCACAATCACCAGCAGACCCAAAATCTGCATAATAACTAGTGTCATTACGATCATAATATACATTTGCATACATTGTCATGGTATTATCCCTCCGTTGCGTTCTGGTAGTAAACTAGTCCTTTTAAATGAGTATAGGCTTGATCAACGATACTTTCTTGACTTGTTGGATCTATGAAAAAATTTAAATCAAAATCACTAATATCTGTCGAAAGTGATCCGTTAAACTCAACATCAGTTGGATTAATAGTAATTGCTCCGATAGGTTCTTTACCATTATCTCTTGCTTCTCTACTAGTGTAAACTTCTATACTAATTCTACCAACATAACCTGCTCTCCAATATACCTCATGACCTTGTTGTCTTGGAGTTTGTCCATCTGGTCTTGATGGATCTGGAGGTGCTGGAACGTCATTCATACGTTTTTCGGTAGTCACCTTTTTAATTACATGGTATGCATTTGGAGCAGTCAAACCTGTTGAAGGTAATTCAAAATCTCTAACTAAAGCCATCTCACTCTCCTAATCGTTTTTTAAGTTCTGCGACTTCTTCTCTTAGAGTATTTATCATTTCACTCTGCTCTTTTATTGCTTCAATGAATAATCCAGCAAAGTTTCCATAATCTACACCATATTCATCAACATCCTCTGCGTAAGTCACAACTTCAGGGACAACTTCAACAACTTCTTGAGCAATGACACCAATTTCAGTTTTACCATTATGAGGATCATCTTCAGATCTATTCGTCTTTATAAATGATACTCCACGTAAGTTTAGAACTTTGTCTAATGCATTTTCAATAGTCTTAATATCTTTCTTAACGCGAGCATCTGATGCTGCAGTAATTGAACTTGTTGAATAAATTGCTTTACTAACATAAAGTCCATAAGAAGATGATGTAGAAGATCCAACCATACCAACACAGTTGTTGTTATGATGATAATAGTGATGCCATCTTCCACCATCTTGATTATAAAATCCACCATTACCACTACCATCAAACATGACGTGAGGACGGTTTCCAGTATCAATACACATTCCATACCAACTATTCTTGGATCCACGAAGTCTCATTGATCCATAAGAAGATACATCATTTGGACTTATGTGCCAACCATGGTCTCCAGAATAATATCCAGTACTATTAGTATACATCCAAGTGTACTTGTAAGTGTAACTACTACCACCATTAATTCTAAATCTTACAGTATCATTATTATAATCTTGTTTGAATGTAATTCCATTATAGT